TTCCGTTTGGTAACTGATATAACATTTAAATGCATATATAAATATGCTGATAAATTTAAAACATTTAAATGAATGCATAATACATACAGTAATAAAAATCAGTAATATATAGCTAACAATGAAAAGGGAGAGATAAATCTCCCCCCTATATCATTTATTTTGGAAAAGTATATTACAGATATACTATCTTTAAAGCTCTTCAATTATTTCTAACTGTTCAGCTTGCACATGTGTGTAGTCTTTTTTATCATTACCTTGATCATCTACATTAGTATAAAAAACTTGATAATTAGTATAATCATGATAACCCTTAAATTCTCCTACAGTCACAACAACATTTCCATTTTCATCACCATATTTGTCCTTAATAGCATCTTTATTACTACCATAACCTAAATGTTCTACTTTAATTTTACAAAGAGTACCTGTTGGAATAACATTAGTTAGTTTATTACCAAGCATAAGTTTAAAAAACCAAGTACTTGCATTACTACTTTGACATAACATTGGAGTTAGTAGTTTTACAAATTCTGTATTATTAGGATGCTTAATGATAGACTCTAATGCTTTTGCTACATCAGTCTCATCATATGTTACAGATATTCTCATGTGTTTCGTCTTTTATAATCTCTTATTTTAGATAAAAGATCTGTATTAAAGTTTGTCCATTTATTATAATAATCTACATTACAAGAATAATGAGGTGTTTCTTTAGGTATGTAATTACAAGTAGTTCCTGAAGCTATAACATTTCCTTCATTATCTGTAATCTCTGCATCAAGATCAAATCCTAATACAGAATAAATAATATTCTTATCCATTACCAAACATGTTTTTAAGAAAACCAGACAATACATGCTTAGAATTATATTTATCAATAACTCTATGCATAATCATAGTGGCAAATACAACTTCATTTGTATGTTTACATTGATCAACAACTTCTACAAGACATTCATGTAGTTGATGGTTTTTATGATAAGCATGAATGCATATGTCTAATAACTCATCTGATCGTTGCTCACTAATACCAAATACTTCATCTATTTGATTAGCATTATCATTAATAATTAATAGTTTATGGTTACTTTGACCATTCGTTTTCTTTTTAAATAACTTTTTAAATAATTTCATAATCATATTTTAAGTTTAACAATAAATAGTGATTCCAATAGGAGTCGAACCTATAACCTATACCTTAGAAGGGTAGTGCTCTATCCAGTTGAGCTATGGAATCTAAATACTTTAAAATAAAAGTAAATAAATAATTGATGATACAATGGCTACTAGTAATACAGTAGCCATTAATCTTTTAGTTTGATTTTTCTTCAAAGAACTTTGAGTCATTAACTCATCAATAGCCATTTCTAAACATGCTATTTGATATTCAAGTTCATTTCTTCTGAGTTTGTAATACTCTTCAGCTGGTTCATATCTATGAAGATCTTCTAGTTCTTCAATATGATAGTCTCTTTTTTCTTTTAATTCTGTAATAATCTTTTCCATTTTATATTATATAAGTAAACTATTTTGTACGAATATTAAGTATTGATACTGTACCCAATACACCTGCTAATAAAAACACGTATGTTGCAAACATAACATGCTGTGGTTCAGTCCACATTAAGACTAAACAACAAGTCATAGTGATTATTGCAATTCCTGTAAATAAAAAATTCATATATTTCATAATTATTTTTTTTGATTTAAGTAATTCTGTGACCATACTAACACCATTAGTAAAGCCGTAATGATTAATTCTTTCATGCTTTGATGTATAAAAGATTAGGCATGTATCCTCCATAAACAAACTTGGTTACTTTACATAACCATGCTCTGTCTACATCTGGACAATTCTCAACCTTATAATCAGCACCACCATATAAATGATGTAGCTTTTTAAGTTTGACTGCATTTTCTATTGGTTCTTCTGAAACATCAACAGTAACAGTGTCTGTGTTATTTGATAAATAATCAAGCATTCTATCAGCACCGGAAACCATCTCTAAATCAGATTTATCACCTTCCCACTGAGGTAGGAAGATATACCATTTTTTATCTTCTTTATTAAATGTCATTTTTTTCATAATACAAGTTTTTATAGTCACCAAGTGACAGGAATATATAGCTAAAATCAAATGCAAATACAAATTCAAAGACCTTCTCTTCCACAAAGGCAAATACAAAAATATAGTCTCAATTGTATCAGCCAGTTATCTCCGCTAGATGGAGTAACCTGTCTGATGATGAGTTCTATCTCAGTAAAGTTGAAGAGAAGCGGTTTTTTAAGTTTATGTATAACATTACATTTTTTAGATGTGGTCAATGCCACGAAGTATATATGAATTCCTGTCACTAGGTATGAAGAGTAAGAGAATCAGCTTGTGCCTATCTCTTACTCACCTAATATTAATACTACTCAGCAGTAATAAATAAATCTATTACATGCTGAAAACGAGGATCAACATTAATTCTTAATGCTGCTGTTGCTTTAATAAGTAACTCACGTCCACTATTAAAGTCCATGGTTTGTTTAAGAACTTCACCATTGTATGCATCCATTGCTAACTGATAATTCTGGTTGAGTTCTTTCTCAAGCTTCAAGAATTCAGCTGCTTTGTTTGCATTCTCTTTCTGAATACGTGCATTCTCATCACTTACTAAGTTCTTAACCTTAGCTTTGAAGTAGTTTACTTTTTGCTCATGTTTTCTATGAAGTTCTGCAACTTCCTCATGTAGTTCCATTAATGAACTAGGGTGATGATGCTTGGTAACTTTAACCGGAGTCTTTTTACCATCTTCAACTTCAAACCATTCAATAGTAGCTATATTTGGAAGTTCTTTTCTTAATTCAGTTAACTTACCATGTTTATGGATAAACTGACCAAGATGAGATGCTAATGCTTCTTCTTGTAAATACTGTGAGTATTCAGAATCTGTAAGCTGTGACCAACCCCATGATTCTTCTACATTATATTGTATTTCATAATCAGGAGCATATATTCTTTCAGGTTCTATTAAATGAGATAAATCAGGAACCATATTCCGGATTCTTCCTAATTCAGACTCCTTACTCTTAATAGCTTCCATAAGGAATGCCTGAGTAGCATGTAAATCACCTTTAGTCTTAAGTTTATCTAAGATATCTCCTGGTATAACTAATCCTTCTTGCATTAAGTAAGATTGACCACTAATGCTAATCATCTTACTACAGTTGTTGTAAGATTCAATTTCTCTTTGTATCTCCTGTGCATTTTGATTGCACAGATTAGAAATACTTTGTGCTTGAGACATACTCAAACCTTTTGCTGCTAAATTTCTCATAAGTTCTGTTTTAAGTTTATTTTTAAATTGATTTAAATGCAGGACTTTCACCTGCTATGTTTTTTAATACTCTGTACCTGAATTTTCTAATGCATTCAGGTCATTCTCATTTTTTCTATCTTCTGCTGTATATCCAGCTGAATCTACTTCAGGTCCATTATCAATAATAACTTCAGTAACAATTTCACCATCAATTAGTCTTGATACAGCACAATATTCTATCTCTACATCAACTTCATTAGCTGTTTTAAAGTTATTATACTGTTCTTCATTTTCTAATGAACCACATTGTCTAATAGGACTATGGTATACTTTTAATCTATAAGCACCATAAGGGTTTTTAAGCTCTTCAACTTTCCAATCATCATCTGTTAATTCAGATAATTTCTTATCTCTATTAACAATAGTTACTGAACGATGATAACCACAGTTACCACAATTAATATATTCTTCACCTGTTTTGTAATAGTAATCACTGTTTGCTTCACTTTTACAATTTGGACATTCTATATAATCTAATACACTTCCCATAATTTCTAGGTTTTAAGTTTATACATTATAAAAATAGTAATGGTAGAACCCTTTATTATTCTACATTTTCGGGGTGTTAAATCCTTCGGACTCTTTTCCATCACGCAAGAGTCATTACTATTAGTTTTAATACTTTGGGGTTTCGCACATTAGTATCCATAGTGCCAATGTCTGGTTACATCTTCAAGGGTTTTCACCTATGTGTAGTTCAAGTACTACACTACTTAGCCCTCTGTACTCAGTTGTAATAGTAGAACTAGTATTTCAGGCCTTTTACGCATTCTAAGATGACACTAAGTTTTTATTTGCCATAAAGAAACTATTACTACAACTGCCTGACCTTGGGAATCAGGAATGGTACATTACTACTTTGCTCAGACATCAACAACCCCCTCAAGTATTTCTACTTGTATGTAAACCGCATAGAGTGCAAAGTTTGAAAAACTCCCCCTCGGTTATTTACAGTTGATGTATTATTTTATAAATATAGATGTATCCACAGGATCATCTATAGTTTCATCATAAACAAAGACTCCAGTTTTTAAATACTGGAGTACTTCTGCTTTATAAGCATACTCAATATGAGTAGACTTAGTGTGGATGGTATATATAGTTCTACCATCCACATCGTCTTGTGGTCTTACTATCCCTAGTAATATATACAACCGGAAGATTATACTATACATTAGTATATATCAGCTAAATCAGGTTGTACTGTTGTACTAATTTCTTCTTTGTATTGATTGAGTAACCATACTTGGTCATCAATAGGTAATAATAGTAGTTCATTAATTGTACTTTGTTTTAACTCTGTACCATAGAACTGTTGAGCAAATTTAACAAGCTCATTCTTTACTGCTTCTGCAGTCTTAATCATAGTTGAATTCATATTAGATTGTTTTATAAGTTTAAAATCATAAATCCCGGAAGATATCTCTATCATACAGGTACATGTAATACATGAATTAATATGTATTGTATTATAGAGCATAGTACTGCTCCTATTATAATACCAATTACAATGTTGTCATTTCTTTTTTCTTTCTCATTCATAAGTTTAGTTTTTAGTTTAGCTATATAAAATATATTGTTATTAAGTGATTACAAGGGTTTTGAGTATGTACTTATGTGTAGTTTATGTGGTAGAGTTTAATACTCAACAACATTTTAACTCACACATCTGCATTTATCTGTTTTTATAACTACCTGATTATCAATGAGTGAGTCTACTTGTTCCACACGGTGGAGACAAACTATTCTTCCTACAGAAGTATCACAACATACTACCAAATAGTAATATAATTCTAGTAATAAGTATTGAGTATTGAGTATATATGTAAATGCACACATACTACATACTGTAATTACTGATTACTAAAAAAAACAAAATAATGCGGTAGCATTATTTCTCAATGCAAGTGAAGGGTTAGCAAAGAAGAGGGTTTATTAATTACTAAAAAATGAAGAGTAGGACATAAGTCCTACTCAATCATCTAATGATGTTTACATATCATCATTCAATGCAGCATCAGCACCCGTTGCAACAGGTTCCTGTATGAATGCATTTGCATTAGATACTTTACCTGCACCAAATACTTTATCTGCAAGTCTGTTTGCAAATGCAGTTGCAAGTGCACTTGAACTTTGTTCAAGCATTTCCAATCTTGCAGTATCTTTACGTGTTTCAGACTGATCCAATGTATAATTCCCGTCTTGTTTAAGATACAATGGAAGTTCATCACGTAATGCATCCATATACATTGTATGCATTTGTGGTTCTCCTGTAGGAGATTTACGTGGATACTTCTTAAATTGAGGAGTACTCATGTATGCTTTCAACTCTTCTACTGTACCCTTAATGGTGTAAATGTGAAAAGTTTTTCCTTTTTGATCACCTTCTTTACGAAGGTAATTGCTGCTATAGATAGCTTTCATAATGTTTAATTATTAATTAATGAATAAAAATTTATCAAAATAAGTTAAGGGTTAGCAAAAAAGAGGGAAATATGAAAAAGTATCAGACTAATGCCTGATACTCTTTCTTGTTTAAAATAGTTATAATGAGATGTTATAAATCTTCCATCTCAAATTTACCAATACCTCTTCGTAACTTGTCTACATCTACCTCATGTATTTCACCTTGACATATTTCTCTAATGAGATTTACTGATCGGTGGAAAGTGATGAAGTCTTCTGAAGTTTGAACAAGTTCTTCCAAGTTAATGGTCTTCATAATTTGTTCTCTGAAGTTGTGTCTGATACTGTTGAAGTCTCCCTTCGGCAGTAACTCTGTTAACTTGTTAAGAACTGTAATGTCCACTAATGCAAGTGGACGGTTATAATCAGGTGTAAGATCTATAACCTGATTGCCTTCAATGTTGATGTATTTTGCCATAACTTAAATTTTAATTTAAGTTAAATTTAGGGTTAGCAAGAAGAGGGAAGAAAAAAGATTATGACCTATTTGGTCACAATCTTTGAAGCTTTACTAATGTAAATGGATTCATATCCTTTTTCATTAGTATAGATTCTGTAAGAGATATTATATAGTCCATCGGACTTTATCATATCTTTTACAACAGCCTTCGGAACTCTTGGTAAGAAGAGTTCTGTATTGACTTGCTTTATAATGTAAAGGAAGTCATGCTGTTTGGAATTAAAGATGCTCACGAGAGCAGATTTGGTTACAAGATCTTTCATAGTAAATAGTTTTATTTAGTATGCAGTTGAGGGTTAGCCCCTGTCTGCATAGACAAAAACAGTTTCTGACGTAGGAGGAAATAGTTTTTTTCCTAGCAGACCTGAAAGATTCCTGTCAGAAAGCAAGGGGGGTACCACCGCAGCTGGATGGACGGGGGGTCCTTTCAGTAAGGAGTCACCACAAACTGTTACATGGATTATTTTTATATAAAAAAATTTTTTATATTTGTACTGTTCATATTTGCTTTATGTGAAGATGATGTTTTTCTAAATGATTATCAATGAGCCCTGGTATGAGAGTACTGGGGTTTATTGTTTATATTTGTCAGAATAATAACTATGAAAGTAGAAATATTTGTACCGGCATATAATGGAATGCATATACTCCCACTTTTCCTAGATCATTATCAGGAAAGGTTTCCAGGATGTACTATCAATATTTATAATGATAATTCTACTGATGAGACTGGAGACTACTGTAGGAGTAGAGGCTGTAATGTTATTGATTATATTGGTGAAGAACCTAAAGGTGATTCGGTAACTTATATTAGAAATAATTGTTGGAAAGATTCAGAAGCTGAATGGATTATTATGGTTGACCAGGATGAACTGATAAATATTAGTTTAGCTGACTTGCCTTCATTAGAAGATTATGATGTTGTTAAAGTTAAAGGTTATAACATGGTGGCTACAGATAGCCCTGATCCTAGAGATTTTACCCATGGTTCATTTCATCCATGGTATTGTAAGCCTTTAATGTTTAGAAAATCTGTAGGAGAAATGAATTATATTGGAGGAGCACACGTTGCATTTCCACCAGAAGGAACAAGATTTAATAGATATCATTTTACTATGTATCATTATCTTAAAAGATATTATAGTTTAAAGGACTTCTTAGAACATTATTCATTTCCAGAATTTGAAACTGAAAAGTTAACAAAATTGTATTATGAAGAAAGTACCTTCAGATTAGTTAAGCTACTATGAGTTTAGTAAATCCTCATTCAATAACCAAGGACTTTGAAAAAATACTTTCAGAATATACTGGAGCTCCATATGTGATTTGTGTAGATAGCTTGAGCAATGCTTTATTTTTAGGATTAATGTATGAGGGTATTAAAGACATAGAAGTTTCTATACCATCAAAAACATATCCTTCTGTTCCCTGTGAGATTATTCATGCCGGTGGAAAAGTAAAATTTATAGAAGGTGGATTCAAAGGAGCATATCAATTGAAGCCAACAAAAGTTTGGGATTCAGCTTTAAGATTTACTGCAGATATGTATATGCCGGGAACATATATGTGTTTATCTTTTACCGGAGCTCATAAACATCTTAAGTTATCTAAAGGAGGAGCAATACTTACTGATGATCCTGTAGCATATGCGTGGTTTAAAAGAGCTAGATTTAGTGGAAGAAATGAATGCTCTTATCATGATGATGAATTTACAATGTTAGGCTGGAACTTTTACATGATACCAGAACTAGCTGCTAGAGGTATTCAACAAATGGCTCAATTTTATAATCAAGATGGTAGTAAGAAAGATAATGTAGATATAGAGTTGTGTTATCCTGATCTATCAAAATATCCTGTGTATGTACTATAGTGTTTCTGAATTAGGGAAGTTAGGACTCAAGTCCTTTGGTACCAATGTCCTTCTATCGAAGAAGACTAGTCTATATAATCCAAGCAATATTGAAATAGGTAACAACGTCAGAATAGATGATTTTTGTATTTTATCTGCTGGTGAAAAAGGAATAGTAATAGGAAACTATGTACACATTGCCTGCTATTGTTTATTGATAGGTGTAGAAAAAATTATTATGAAAGACTTTTCTGGTCTATCATCTAGAGTTTCTATATATTCATCTACTGATGATTATTCCGGAAATTATTTAACCAACCCTACTACACCTATCGAGTATAGAAATGTCATATCTAAACCTGTTACTTTAGAAAAGCATGTAATTATTGGGGCTAGTAGTGTAATATTACCGGGGGTGACGTTACATGAAGGAGTAGCTGCTGGAGCCAACTGTCTTATTACAAAAAGTTTCAAACCTTTTTCTGTACTGTTTGGTTCTCCTGCAAAAGTTATAAAGCAAAGATCTCAAAAATTATTAAATTTAGAAAAAGATTTTTTATAGGTTTTTAGTTTAAACAAAAAAAGTTTTTATATTTGTAAAAACCAAAGTCTTATGTCAGAAAATAAAATTACAGTTCTTGCGGTTCACGTACACGAGAATGATGGAATAGAAATTGAGATCAATAGTCAGAAAGCAAATATGCCTGCAATAACTTTGATCGGACTCCTTGAACAAATTAAATTTGATTTGTTGAGTAATCACAGAAATGAAGTTGATAATCCTACTAAAGATTTGAGTCAATACGATGCCTAATCTTTTTAATTAACTTACAAAATAACAGAATAATGGAAGAAATAAAAAATCAAGAACCAGAAATAGTTTTTAAAGAAACAAAGATTTTATCTTTTGGAGAACTATTAATAAACATAGACTCCTCTATAGAAGAAGAAGGATCTGTATACCAAATAAAAAAAACAATGGCTGATCTTACTAATTTATTATTAGATGAGTATCAAAAAGGAGATAAGTCTCCAATTAAAAGTTTACTGTTTGATCATGCAGTTGGAGAACTGGTGAATGCACAAATGGCAATAGAAAAAGTAATCACGTTTAAAAATAAGTAATGAAAGAATTTAAATTGTTAAGAGGCCGTGCTATTTTAGTAGAGATACCTCAAAAAAAAGAATCAGGTATAAAGTTATCTGAGAAAGATGAAGAACACATCATGGCTGAAGCTATGAAGCTGTGGAACAAGTTAACTGTGTATGCAGTTGGAGACAAAGTAGAAGATGTAAAAGCTGGAGACCAGGTTTATATCCGTACATCTGCATTGAACTTGGAAGTTGTAGAAAGAGTTGAAGTTGGTGGTTCAGTTAAATTTGTGCTTAATGAAGGGGATGTTGTAATTGTTTGGTAGTCATGGAAGAGCCAATTGAATATACAGCAACTAGCACAACAGGAATGTTGTGTAAGGATTACAAGCATCGTATTGTAGAATTAACTGACCCAGCTGCATTAAGACCTGAGCACTATGGTGGTAAGGATAATCCTTTTGAAGTCTTCAATGTACTTGAAGCTTGGGGATTAGACAAAGACTTTTATCTTGGTAATGTTGTTAAGTATGTTGCTAGAGCTGGGAAGAAAAATAAATTTACTGAAAAAGAAGATTTACAAAAAGCTTTAGTATATTTACAGAAACGAATTGACTTGTTATGATACTAGTTTTAAAAGCAATAGGTTGGGGGATAGTCACAATTTTTGTAGCATTTCTTTGGTTATGGTCAATTAATATAACTAAACCTTACTACAACCATACACATCATGTCTGGGAAGAAGATCCACAAGCTAGATTAATTAGTAATATAGCCATTGCTTTGATAATTTTAATATCATTTGTTGTAGGTTATTTATGTGGTTAGTTTAATATTATTTAATAGAATATATAAAATCTCTAAAAAATAAGCTAGAGATTTTTTTATATCATATATTTTTTGTATATTATACTGTATACAAAAAAAACTATAGCTATGGATATTTTAAATTTTATTTCTTGGATTAAGAACGGTCAGTACCGTGCTACTTTACCAACCGATGTGTCTAACTTACTTGCTGTAGGAGCAAAAGATCCTACACGTGATGATAGTTATTTACCACTTGCAGTTAATGCTGCACCATTACAAACACTGTACAATACAGCTAATGTAACTCAGACTGGAACTATTTCAACAGCAGTAACTGTTAATGCCCTTAATGGTATTATTACTACAGTTTCCTCTACTTTAGTAGCTGATAATGTAACTGGTTTTACAGTAAATAACCCAAATGTAGTTACTGGATCTAAGATTTTAGTATCAGTTGAGTATAGTGATGCAAATGCTCCAGGAAGTTCTGGTATTCCTGTAGCATCAGTAACTAATATTGTAAATGGTTCATTTAGATTAGTTCTTAGTAATAGTTCTAGTGTAGATAATTTAAACAATGTAGTTAAAATTCACTACCTTATCATAGTATAACAACTATTAAATTATTTAAAACCCTGGAAGAAACATCTGGGGTTTTTTGGTTATACCAATTATTTTTAGTATATTATAATATATAGTGTGTATCATTCTCATTAAATTATATAGATATGTCAATTGGAAATACTAAAGAATATGGAAATAAAGGAAATAACTTTCCATATCAGTTAAAATCATTACAAGGACTACAGTGTGCTTGTGATCAACTAACAGAAGTTGTAATTAACACTACAGGACTTGCTACCGAAGCAACTCTTGTTGATGTAGAAATAAATACACAAGCTGCTACTAGTTTATTATCTCCAATATCAAGAACACCTGGAATTTTACGGGTATCTGGTTCAAATGGTTCAATTGCTGCAGCAATATATAGTATATCTTTCTCTAATGTAGGAACTGGTAATGCTACTGTTAATACAGTAATTATTAAACCAGGAGAAACAATTAACTTTGATGCAGGTGCATTAAATAATACTTTTGCTAGTGGAGCATTTTTTTATAGTACAACTACAGCAGGAGCTGAATTATTAATTACTTATACAGTATAACAGACCTGTTAAGATATTTACCAAGATATTTATTAAAATATTTTTGGGACATTAAATTTAGAAGATTCAGATGATACCTAAAAAATCTAGTTCTATAGAGGGAGTATTTCCTACATCAGGATGCAATAACTGTGGAAAGTGTAACGTATGTACATCTGGATTAACTACACCCCCTCCATGCACAACAGAAGCTTGTGGTGATGAGGAGAAGTGTGCTGAATCATTTGATGCAGATTGTATTGTATATACAGGTGCTGATATTGTATGTCAAGGTGCTACCATAATTGCACAAGATACTACGGTAGCACAAGGTTTAAATGAAATAGTTAATTGGCTTTGTAATGAAGGAAATGTAGGTATCCAAGGTATTCAAGGTGTCCAAGGTATTCAAGGTATTTCAGGTGCATTTGCAGGACAAGGTGTACAAGGAACCACTGGTATACAAGGTAATGTAGGTATTCAAGGACCTATAGGAATACAAGGCATCCAGGGAATCCAAGGTTTTGATGGTCCACAAGGAATTCAAGGTTTTATTGGAATAGGTGTTCAAGGATATCCAGGTATTCAAGGTTTTCAAGGACCTACAGGAATACAAGGATTTGTTGGAATAGGTATCCAAGGATATCAAGGTATTCAAGGTTTTCAAGGTTTACAAGGATTTACTGGTGGAGTTGGTATTCAAGGTGAAACTGGAACTCAAGGTAGTATTGGAGCAAATGGTAGTCAAGGAACAACTGGTTCTACAGGGGTTCAAGGAACTACAGGTGCTCAAGGATTAGATGGAAATACGGGTTCCCAAGGAACAACAGGCTCTACTGGTTCACAAGGTATAACCGGAACACAAGGACAGACTGGAACAACTGGAAATCAAGGTACACAGGGTACACAGGGTATACTTGGTAATCAAGGTACAACTGGAAATCAAGGTACTGTAGGTTCACAAGGTTCAGTAGGAGTACAAGGAACACAAGGCATACAAGGAACTCAGGGTACTTTAGGTAATACTGGCTCTCAAGGAACAACAGGAAGCACTGGCTCTCAAGGAGCTGTTGGTATACAAGGTTTTACAGGAAATACAGGAAGCCAAGGTACCACAGGTAGTACTGGTTCTCAGGGAGTTACAGGAACACAAGGTGCTGTCGGAGCTACAGGATCACAGGGTTTAACCGGTTCCCAAGGTACTCAAGGTACATTAGGGATTCAAGGAGTGCAAGGTATACAAGGAACTCAAGGTATACTTGGTACAACTGGTACACAAGGTTCTATAGGTACTCAAGGTACTACAGGCTTACAAGGATTAACAGGAACTCAAGGAACTAACGGAGTACAAGGACAAGTAGGTACTCAGGGTACACAAGGGACACAAGGAATTTTAGGTACAACTGGTAGTCAAGGTACAACCGGAAGTACAGGTAGTCAAGGAGCTGTAGGAACACAAGGAACTACAGGATTAACTGGACTACAAGGTAGTCAAGGAACTCAGGGGGAATTAGGAAATCAAGGTACTACTGGCAGCCAAGGAATACAAGGATTACAAGGTATACTTGGTGTTGTTGGTTCTCAAGGTACCCAAGGTACCACTGGAAATACAGGTTCTCAAGGTAGTATAGGATTGCAAGGGACTCAAGGAACACAAGGTATTTTAGGTCTACAAGGAATAACTGGAACACAAGGGATACAAGGTGTTCAAGGTACTAATGGATTAGTAGGTGCACAAGGTACTCAAGGTATTCAAGGTATATTAGGAAATACTGGAAGTCAGGGTTCTACTGGAACTACTGGGTCTCAAGGTACAACTGGAACTCAAGGTGCTACAGGAGCTACTGGACTGCAAGGTACAACTGGACTGCAAGGTG